GCTGGAGACCGCCCAGCAGGCCGCCGCCGCCGCGGCCTGCCGGTCGGCCTGCTGCGCGGCCCGCCGCTCGGCCCGCTCCAGGTCCCTCAGTTCCCGGTCGAAGGCGTCCGCACTGGCCGAGGCTGCGCGGGCCGCCCCGTCGAAGCTGGAGGAGTCACCCTCGATGTCGATGCTGAGCCGGCGTGTGACCATCTCACCGCCTCCGCTTCAGGCCGACCTGGACACCGGCGGCAGGCTTGTCGCCGAGACGGGCGCGCTCACGTTCCACGACCCGGCACCCGTGGCATACGTGCTGCTCGGCCGTGTACGCGCCGGGGTGGCCGCCTTGGCTGGGATCCCACTCCTCTGGCCGGGTCCCGCACCCGCCGCACGTCTGCCGCTCCCGTATCAGCGACCACACGGCCTTCTCGCGGTCGTCGGCGTCCCAGGCCAGGAACTGGCTGTGCGGGATGCGGTAGTGGTGGCAGACGGCCAGCTCGATCTCCAGCTGCGCGTCGACCCTCAGTCTTTTGGGATGCCCCCACCGATGCCACGGCTGTTGACGAGCAGTGCGGCGGTGGTGATCCCGGTCCGCTCACCGTTGGTGAGCTGAGGGAACACCTCCTCGCGCCACTGCTCGGTGGTGAGGTCGCCCTGCACGCCGGCGATGAACAAGGCCTCGGCGAGCGCGGGCATGTCGTACGGCTCGTCCTTGCCCTCGCGGGTGGGGTGATCGGCGGCCAGGCGCTCGAACTCGGCAGGGGGTACGGCCGAGATGGTGACCGGCTCGTAGCAGGCGGCCAGCTTCTCCTGCGCGGCGGCCAGGTCCGCCTCGGCCTGCTCGATGGCTGCGGCAGCGTCCTCGTCGTGCCGGTACGCGGTGGCGGTCAGCGCCTCGCGGGCTTCTGCGACGGCCGCCCGGGCCGCGGCCTCCTCTTCCGGGTCGACCGCCCGCAGGTGGTAGACCGTGGTGGCCAGCTTCCGGGTACGCAGGCGGGCCAGCCCGCCAGCCGCCTTGGTCGCCTCGTCGGCGCTGCTCATAGGGGTGTCCTCTCAGGCGAATCCGTGGCGGCGCAGGACGTCGTCCACCGACCGCGTGATCTCGGTGACCACGGTCTCTTTGTGCTGCTGGAAAGCCGGGCCCAGGAACGGGCGGGGCACCTGCGTGTACCAGTGCTCGCGGTCGCCGAACAGCGGGTGGCGGAAGTCGCGCGGGCCCTCGTACAGCGGGGCGTGCGGGACCTTCCGCACGTTCACGGCGATGGTCACCGCCGTCGCCGACCGGCTGAGCTTGGTCGTCAGCTTGGTGTTGCGGGGGATGCGCGAGGACCATCGCGCGTTGCGGCGGGCGGCCATCAGCATCGGCTTGGCGCCGTTGCGCAGCGCCGGCCGCAGTTCCTTGCGCAGCGTCTGCGGCATCAGGTCGAAGTCGGCGATCAGCGCACCGAGATCGGCTCGCCGGATCGGCATGTCAGCTGGTGCCCCGGGCCAGGGGTCCGTTGCCCGGCCACGTCACGGACGTGGTGGACAGGTCGCCCACACTGCCGTCCAGCGGGGAGTACTCGTTCATGAGGACGTTCCCGGAGAAGGCCGGGTTCGTGGCGCTGGTCGACCCGCTGGCGCCCTTCACGGTCACCGCCACGGACGTCCCCAGCAGCGGCCAGAGGGTGGCGTCCACCGCGCTGGCGTCGAAGTCCTGGTGGAAGGTCAGCTGCAGTGACCAGTCCTTCAGGCCGCCCAGCCGGGACCGCCAGCCGGCGCCGAAGGTGGTGTTCTCCACATCGTCCACCTCGACGGACACGGTGGCGCTGGAGATCCAGTCCGACAGGTCATCTCCGTCGACCGTGACCACGGCGTCGGTGTACACGAACTGGGTCATCAGGGCTCCTCACATGCGAAAAGCCGCCCACGTGGGACGGCTCGGGGTCTGGTCGGGGGTCGGCTACTGGATCGCGAGGGCCACGGCGATGTCGAACTCGCCGTCGATGTCGTCGACCATGACGCGCCACCACGTGTCGGTGATCGATCCGGCCACCGGGGTCACCCACGTGCCGCCGGCCGCGGTCAGCGGGCCGATCGTCGCCCGGGTGGTGGCCGACCCGAACGTGTCGTCGGCGTCGGACTCGATGATCAGGGTGACGTCGGTGCCCGCGCCGAACACGTGCACGGTCGCGTACAGGTGCTGGGTGGAGCTGATCGCGCCGAGCTGCAGCTCTGACCCCACGGCGCCGGTCGCGTCGACCGTTTGCCGGGCGGCGATCACCTGGCCGCGGGCCACGCCGGCCGTGCTGGTGCCCATCATCGAGACCGTGAACGGGGCCATCTCGCCCAGCTCGCCGAACATCTCGTAGCTGAACTTGCCCATCTGCGCCATGTACGCCACCGACCCGGCCGCGCCCGTGGGCGTCACCGTGACGGCCTCGCCGCCGGCGCCCAGGGTGGAGAAGACGTGCGGGTCGACCTGGCCGTCACCGGCCTGCCAGTAGCCCTCCAGGTCGGCTGAGACGGTCTTCAGGCCGCCCTTGCGGGTCCGCCACCCGCCAGCGCAGAACGTGGTGTTCTCCTGGCCGTCGGCCGCCAGGTTGAAGGTGAGCGTGTTCAGGTCGCAGGTGAAGTCATGGCCGCCCATCCAGGTGGCGACCTCGGTGAGAACGAACTGGCCCATGTCCCCTCACGATCCGGGCGCGACGACCCGCAGGTCGAACACGCCCCCGTAGTAGCCGATCAGGCCGACCTCCTCCATGCCGAGCGGCTGGAAGCTGTCGACCACGCAGTCCTCCACCACCCCGCCGAGCGTCCGATCGCCCTCGATCGCCGCCGGGATCGACTTCGCGCCGATCGGGTTGGCGTACTCGGCAAGCGCCGTCTGCCCCACCCGGTCCAGCGCGGCCGAGGTCAGCACCACCACCTGCGGCTGCAGCAGGAACACCCCGCGGCGGAACGTGGCCCGGTAGGAGTCGATCGGCGGGCAGCCGACCACCGCCTGCGGCGGGTTGACCTGGTCGGCGATGTAGTAGGTGACGCGCAGGCCGTCGATGGTCTTCAGTCGGGTCTCGATGCCCTGCATCACCTGCAGGATCGTCACGGCCGCCATCAAGCCACCAGCACCCGGTTGCGCACGTACGGGGACACCCGCAGCCACACCTCAGGGTTCTGCCGGGCACGGACCCGTCCATATTCCGAGTAGCCCGACACCCCGAACGGGGCCGACTTCAGCTTGAAGATGTCCTCGGCCAGGATCAGCGTCGCTTCCTTCACCGGGGCGGGGACCGCCGCCCAGCCCCACCGGGCGGTGACCTGCAGACTTGCTCGCCTGCTCGCGCACGGGAAGTAGCGGTCGATGCCCCGGATGCGCCAGTACGGCCAGCCGGGCACCCCGTCCACGATGCCGCCCAGCGGGGCGAGCTCGTAGTCGGTGGTGTTCCAGGTCGTCCCGAACGTGCCGGCCCCGGCCGCGTCCGTGGCAACGATCAGACCGTCGGTGGTGTGGAAGTCGTCCACGATCGCCAATCGCGGGTGGTCGATGTGGAACACCCGCGCGCTGGCGCTCCCGGCGTCGTTGAACTGCCGGTTGCAGCACTGCTCGATGCCCTTGGACGCCACGGCCAGCACGGCGGTGAGCTGGGTGTCCTCGGTCGTGTCGCCGATGCCCAGTCGCGCCTTGACCTCCAACAGGGAGGCGTAGCTGTCACCGAGGGCCATTGTCGCCTCCGAACTGGGCGTCGAAGGTCTCCTCGTCGAGGAACAGGCCGCCCTTCTCGTGGGTGGTCTTCACCGAGGTGTCGACGTGCACGGACAGGCCGACGCCGGCCAGGCGGACGCAGAAGCTCAGGTCTTCGCTGAACGTCCTCGGCTTTCCCTTGTCGCCGGTCGGGTGGACGATCGGGTCGAACCAGGCGTCGCCGTAGCGCTCGCGCACCTGCTCCAGCGCGCCGCGGTGCATCAGCAGGCACGCCGCGCCGGTCCCGGCGACCTGGACGACCTGGCCGCGCTGGTAGTCCGGGATCGGTCGGAACCCGACCTCGTCGTCGAGCTCCAGGTACTCGTACACCGTCGGCTGGATCCGCATGCGCTCGGCGTAGAAGTCGCCGGTGCGCTGTCGTTTCATGGCGAAGCACAGGCCGCCCATCACCGGGCGCAGCTCGGGGTCAGCGGCCTTGATGAGCCGGTCGACGGTGTCCGGGGCGAAGCCCATGTCGGTGTCGACCATCCACAGCCATTCGGCGTCGTGTAGGTCGAGGAACGCGCGGGCGATGTCGTTGCGGCCGGCGGCCACGCCCATCGCGCCCACGATCTTGCGCATCTCCCCGCCGCCAGGTCGGATGATGCGCTGCGCGGTCGCCGCGTCGTACAGGCACAGGTCCCGGTACGACAGGCCGAAGCACGCCGACCACTGGCCGGCGTCCATGAACCCGACGAGAGCAGTTCCCTCGCTCACGAGCGCTTCGGCACCCGTCGCGCGGTGGTCCGCTTCTCACCGGGCGCCCGGGTGGCCTGCTCGACCGGGGCGTCCTGCTGCTCGCGGTCGGCGTCGCTGGCGAACAGCCAGGGGTACTCCTTCACCAGCGGGTCGTCGTCGCGGTAGGGGTCGGAGGGGTTCGGGGTGACGAGCGCCCCGGACTCGGGGTGACGGACCGCCACAACCTCGTTGGCACGTACGTAGCCCATGGCCTCACTCCTTCTGCTGTGATCGCTCGATGTAGTCAGCCGCTGCGCGGAGCCTTGCCGGGTCGTCGCCGAGTTGGCCGATGCCCATGTTGCAGGCGGTACACAGAAGGCCACGGACCTTCAGTGAGTTGTGGCAGTGGTCGACCGCCCACTTGGTCAAACTTCCGCCCGGCTCGTCGACCCGGCAGATTGCGCACCGGCCGCCCTGCTCTTCCAGTAGGGCGTTGTACTGCTCAAGCGTGATGCCGTACCGGTAGTTCAGGAAGTACGCATGGCTGCGCTCATTCCAGCCTGCGCGCGCCTTTCGGCGCATTTCCCGGCCTGCCG